CACTGCGCCGAGTCCAGGACCTGGATGCCCATCACCGGCGCCGATGGGGAATCGCCGGCGCGGATGACCTCGATAAAGGTGCCATTGTCAGATGTGAGTAGGTCAAGCGAGAGCCGAGTGATGAAGGACTGCCAGCCCTCTCCCAGCTGGGCGTGGTGCAGCATTGTCTGCACCGCGCCGGCCGTAGCCTTCGGCCCGACGACGCGCCACTTGAAGGCGGCGTTGGAAATGCAGACGGTGTAGATCGCCCCGGCCAGGAAGGGCTCCTGGGTCCAGAAGTCGCGCAGCTGCTTGTCGCGGCGCACGACGTCCTGCCCCCAGGGCATGACCGTGTCGGCAATGGACGCCATCCAGAAGACGAAGGGCGACCCCGCCCGGGCCTCGAAGACGTTGACCGGCGGGGCGACAACGGACGCCGCCACGACATCCGTGGGCGGCGGGGGCGCCGGCGCCTGGATGAGCCGGGTGTTTCCGTCGTTGCCGTCAGCCATGCGCGGCCTCCGTCATGCTTTCAGCTTGGGTGGCGGCGCCGGCGGCGGGTTCGCAGGCAGCGGAACCTGCGGCGGCCCATGCGACAGGCGCAGCCGGTTGATCGTGTCCAGCCCGACCTCGAAGGTGACATCCTGCCAGCCGAAGCCGCGCGGCTCGCCCTTCTCCCCGAACAGCTGCACCGGGGCGCGGCGCGTTCGCCGAGCATTCCAGGATTGGATGCGGGCAGGCAGCCTCCACGCGAGCGCCGCTGTCCGGCTGCGCTTCGGTGTCTCGGTGTAGAGGCGCTTGCCCGGCGTGCAGGGCATGGCGTGGATGTAGTGTCCGTGGACCCGGACCAGCGTGCCCCCGGTCTTCTTGCACAGCTCGCAGCTCATGTTGCGATAGGTGGCCTGCACCGCCGTCAGCTCCAGCTCGGTCCCACAGGCCGCCGGTACCCCGACGTAGACCTGATGGGCTGGCTCGCAGAAGGGGCAGAGGATGGAGTCGAGGTGACCATCCTTGCCGACCACCTTGGGCGGCGCGCGCCGCACGAGGCTGGCTGGGCGTGCATTGAAGCGGCGCTGATGGCGTCGGTGGTTGCTCATGAGAGCCAGCTTCGCATCATGCGGTCGAAGGCCTGCTCAGCCAGTCGCCCGCCGTCGTGGACCGTGACCTCTCCGAGCTGCAGCATGGCACCGTAGCGGTCAGGATCGGGGCAGCTCACAACCTCCGTGCGCGGCGCGATGATAGGACGGCTGCAGCCGCCGCATTCGAAGACCCCACGCAGGTTATAGTGGCCGCCAACAGCGCCGCAGTAGGGACAGCTCATGCTCTCTCTCCTCTCTCCCGATGAGGTTCCCGGTGATCCGCGCCCAGCGTAGCATCCGCCCCCGCCAGGCGCAAGAAGGAAATCAATCCAGCCAGCGGACGTAGGTCCGGCCCTCGTGCCCGTGGATGGCCAGCAGCTCCTGCGTCGAAGCATACACGGCGGTCGAGCGGTAGGTGGTCGTCCAGCGCATGACAACCACGCCATCGCTGAATTCGATGCCCTCCGCGACGACGCCCGTCCCGGAGACGCCGCCGATGTCTTCGCTGCGCACCAGCTGGAAGCGCCGGCTGTCGTTCATCAGACCGCCATCGGCGGCGGCAGCTTCTCGACGGCCTCGGCGACGGCCTCGGCTTGGCGAAACTCTCTCACGCGCCGCTCGCCGCAGCGCTTGCAGCACCAGTCCATCACGTCGTTGCGCTCATTGCGGACCTCGTGGGTCGCCGCCTTCCCGCAGCGGCACCAGGCCGCCTGGCGCTCTCGCAGGTGGTAGGGCATAAGACCTCCCGGTCATATATTGAGTCGCAGGCACTCGTAGGTGGCCATCGAGAGCGAGACGGCCAAATCGATCTTCAGGTCCGGGTCACGCTGGACGATCCGAAAGCGCCGGCCATCGACGTCCATCTTACGCCCGGCGTTGCCGATGTGCTCCCGCAGGTCGATGTTCCCGTTGTGGGCAATGCGCCGGGCCAGGATCAGGTCGAAGAGCTGCCGGTCCGCCTCCAGCCGGCGCTCGCCCTGGCTGAATTCGAACAGCCAGGCGACGTTGTCCTTGTTGAGCTGGGTGGCATCGGAGTGGAGCTGGTAGGGATCGTAGGGCACCGCCACGACGGCGTGCTGCTGGCACAGGCGTCGGATCGTAGGGATCGGTCCATCTTCGGCGTGGAAGTCCAGCTTCTTCCCCGGATCGGCCTGCCATTTGTAGACGATCCTCACTGCCACGTCCGCCGTCCGTTTTGGGTTCCGGCTGACGCCCACCAGGCCGAAGCAGTCGGGCAACCCGCTGGTGCGGCCTACCGCCGCGTCGGCTGCCAACACGATCGGCGTGTGGTCGTCGAGGGCGGGGATGACCTCCTGGCACTCGTCCCACAGGCTGATCTGCGGCAGGAAGGCGGCGCTGTCGCTAACCTCGACCTCCAGCCCCTCGAGCAGGAGCTGGATCTCGGCCTCGGTCAGCACCTGGGCGCGCTCCTCCAGGAAGCCAGCCGTCAGGTGCGACAGGTTGTCACGGGTCGGCAGGTGGACGACTGCCCGGTCCAGCTTGTAGCTGAGGCGGGCGTCGCGCTGGCGCTGCTTCTCGTCTTCGGGGATCGGGCCGGTATAGCGAGACATCCATGAGCCCTTGGGCAGCGGCGTGGTGGTGTAGTGCCGCTGCGGCTTCTCGCCATTCGGGCCCGGAATGCGGACGCGGCCGTGGATGACTTTGATGGCTGCCTCGCTGCGGTGCCGGCGGATCTCGTCGAAGTGCCAGAAGTTGAGGTTGGGGCCTTCCCAGGACTTGACCTCCGACTCTTTCATCCCGCCCAGATACAGGATGGCGCCGGTGACGAAGGCCAGGAAGAACGGCCGCTGCGGCTCCCAGCTGGCGCTTGAGCGATTGCGGTGGCGCTCGATGACGAAGTCCCAGGGGATCCACCGGCGCAGCTCGGGCCACAGCGAGCGCTTGAAGTGCTCGAAGTCGGGCGACGTCGCCGCCCCGCTGCAGCCGCGCTTGACCTTCTCCAGATCACGGATCACGCCGGCGACCGTCTTGCCACCGCCTTCGCCGCCCAACGCCCACAGGTTGCTGTCGTGGTCGTTCAGAACCCACGCCAGCTCGGCCTCGCTGTGCGGCTCGTAGCGGTGGCCGGTCTCACTGTTGCGATAGTCCCCGATCGCTGGCCAGCCGAAGACCGGCTGGAAGGCCGCCTGGGCCTCAGCTGGAAGCAGATCGTGGTAGATCTGCGATGCCAGCAATTCCCGCAAATCGGTCGGCGATCGCCCGAAGAAGGGCCGTTCGGACATCGGGCGTCAGGGCCTCCTTGGCCTCTCGTGGCAGTCCGGTCCCGGCGGTCAGGACGTCCCGCACCGCCTGGGTCAGCATGCGATAGTTGGCGACGGCGTCCTCGATCGAAAGCATCTCGCGCATCTTCACGCGCCGCCCGGTCTCGGTCTCGACCGTCTTCCGTAGCTGCTCCTCCGTCTCGAGCAGCTCGCCCCACACCGCGGCCGCGGCCGCGCCCTTGCCCAAGAGATCATCGATCTGGCGCCGGGCGGCAGCCATCGCCCGCTCATCCTTCCCCCGGGTCGCGCGCCAGAGATCCTCCCAGGCCGTCTTGACCTCGGCCAGCAGCACACTCGGCTCGCCCTGCTCGCTCATGCTCTGCAGAAGCTGCCGGCTGCGCGTCTCCAAAGTCGCCACGCTGTCCGAGAGGTCGAGCAACTCACCTGACAGCGCTGCCTCGTAGAGCGGCAACAGCCGGGGCGGCATGTAAAGGCTCCGGCCCTTGCCCTGATAGTTGGGGTGCGCGATACCACGCACCGCCTTCCCCCGGTGGCTGCGGCAGGTCGTGCGGTAGCCAGCGATCGGGTGACCGTCGCCCCGCATCGGGACCTGCGCGCATTGCTTGCCGGCGTTCGGGTTCCACGCCTGGCAGCGGGCCTTCGACCGCTTGGTCTTGGCGGGATAGTCGTCGGGGAAGCGTTTCGCCGGCTCCCACCCCTCCGGCTTGCGCACCCGCCGGCGCTCCGGATCGGGGGCGGTCATGCTCTCTGGCGCGCCGAGGCTGCTTCCGCCAGCTTAGGTTTCAGCCCCAGGTCCGCTAGGCGCTCGAGTGTAACGCCGACATACTTTGGCTCGATCTCGATCCCAAAGCCTCGCCGGCCAAGACGTTCGCAGGCCACGACCGTCGTGCCCGAGCCCAGAAAGGGATCGAAGACGATGTCGCCCATACGGGACGAATTCTCTATCGCTCTCGCGACAAGATCGACCGGCTTCATCGTCGGATGTTCTGGGGAGGCCGACGGTCGATCAATGTTCCAAACCGTGTCTTGTTGACGGCCACCGTGAAACCGATGGGCTGCATTAGGCAGCCATCCATAGAAGATCGGCTCGCAGCGCCAATGGTAGTCGACACCAAGGGGCGCAAAGGTGGCGTTGTTCTTGATCCATTGGATCGTCTGCCGCCAAATGCCTCTGTTCTTCAGAGCGAGGCCAAAGAGGACATGTAGCGGCCCCGGCGGGGCCGCTACATACCACGCAGCCCCGGCGCGGCCGACTGCGACAGCATTATCGAATGCCAACGCCAGCAGCCTTTCCAAGCCTGCTTCATCGAGCGTATCCCCAGACAGGTTCTCCTCAATTCGATTGCTCCGAGCAATCGAATTGAGGTACTTGTTCTTGTCGCCCACCGATACCCCGTAGGGTGGGTCGGTGAAGATCATCTCATAGCGATTGTTTGCCATGATTAACCCAACGGACGCGGCCTCGGTGCAGTCGCCACACAGGATGCGATGCGGTCCGGCGATCCACAGCTGGCCCCGGCGCACCTTCCACTTGCGGCGCAACTGGTCAGCCTGGTCGATGGCCACGGCCGCGGGTTCGGGTTCTACCTCGCCCAGTGATCGCATCAGGCGGCGGATCTCGACCTCGTCGAAGCCAGTGGCATGGCGTTCCGTATCCGTCAGACCCTGGAGCGTTTTCAGCAGGCGACTGTCATCCCAGCCGCCAAGCTCGGTCGCCCGGTTGTCTGCGATCCGGTAAGCGCGTGCCCTGCCCGCTGGCAGGTCATCCCAATCAACGGGCACCCACCAGACACCTTCGCGGACGGCGACATTGCGGGGCGCTTCCTTGGCCTGCGATCGCAGCCAGCCCATGGCCTGGGCCGTCCCATGACCTGCCAGGATCAGGCCATCGCGCCGATTGAGCTGGATGCGGCGAACATAGCCGAACAACGCCAGCGACTCGGCGATCATCGGGACATCGTGATCTTTGGAGTTGTCCGGGGCCTGGCGATCAAGGAGATCCGCTAGCTGGAGCTCAGGGGCACCGACATTGCGCTTCACTCGTCGCCCTCCGGCAGCTCAATCTGCCCAGCGTGGATGCGGGCCCGGCGCCGTGTCTCGGCGGCATGTCGCCGATGCATAGGCGCGTCGTAGCGCAGATGGCACCGCTGGCACATCGCCCTCAGGTTGCCCGGGGTGTTGTCGCTCGTGTCGTGGTTCAGGTGAGCTACGGTCAGGACGACCTTGCCGCGGGCCCAACGTGCCGGCTCGCCCTGGCGCTCTTCGCAGCGACGCGGGCCGGGATGGCTGCGATGGAGGCCGCACTCGCCTTGGCACTCGCATTGGCCCCCGCTTCGCTGCCGGATCGCCAGGCTGATCTCTTCCCAATCGTCGGCATAGCGCTCCCGGTGGAAGGGCATCAGACCGGCGTCCAGGCCCACAGCCCCTGACGCCCGCGGGCCGGGATCGGAACGGCCAGGCGCATCACGTCACCCAGCATCCAGGCGAAGCGGCCGGCGCTCCAGTCGCCGAAGGCGATCTCCTGATCGGAGAAATTGCTGGCGAAGGCGTGATCGATCTCGTGCACCTCCTCCAGGACGCAGACCGCCAGGACGCAGCCGCGGGGCAGCTCCAGGATGCGGCCAATGCCATGCCGGGCCAGCACTGAAGCGAAGGGCTCGACGCTGCCCACGATCAGATCGTCGCCGACATGACTCAGCGAGGCGTGGATGGCCAGCGGGCCGCGGTACCGCGTTCCCCACGAGCGGGTCTCCCACGTTTTCTCTCCGAGCGCGACCAGCGAGGCCCAGGGCTGAAAGAGAGACAAGGCCTTCACGCCACCCATCCTTCCCGCAGA